TTTATAAATCAATGCTAAAGTAGCATTTAAAAATATTGAAATAAACAAACCAAAACTAAAATATACTAATATATCAGAATAATTAGTACTATTACATTTTATATAAATAAGTGTTATAGTTAAAATAATTAATGATTGAATACATAATCTTTTAGAAAAATTAATAATTCTTGATAAAAGTGATGTATTATATTTTTTTTCTAACATAACAGTTTCTATTTTTTGCATAATATATAATAAGTATAATTATTATACTTATTATACTTATTATACTTATTATTTTATTATTTTAATCAATATCATCTTCACCAGGCATTCCAGGCATTCCAGGCATTCCAGGCATTCCAGGCATTCCAGGCATTCCAGGCATTCCAGGCATTCCAGGCATTCCAGGCATTCCAGGCATTCCAGCAGGCTTTAGTCCCTCACATACTTGTTCAAGTTCTGCTTTTTTATTAGTGTAGTCTTCTTTTGATGCATATTTATTTGTTTCAAGCCATTTCATAGTTGAGCTTAAACAATTTTTAATTTTATCTTTTTCTTCTCCATCTAATGATTCTGTATTTTTATCATCTTTAATTAAACTTTCGATTTGTAAGCAATAACCTTCTAATACATTTTTAGCAGCATTGGCTTCTTTAAACGCTTCATCTTCTTTTGCATATAGTTCGGCCTCTTTAGTCATACGTTCTATTTCCTCTTTTGAAATACGCGATTTATCATTTGTTATAACAACATTGCTGCTCTTTCCTGTTGACTTCTCAACCGCAGTAACATTTAGAATACCATTCGCATCAATATCAAACGACACTTCAATTTGTGGAACTCCTCTAGGCATTGGTGGAATATCGCTTAACGTAAACTCTCCTAGTTTATTATTATCTTTGGTTCTAGCACGCTCGCCTTCAAATACTTGAATTGTTACAGCCGGTTGATTATCTGAATAAGTTGAAAATACTTGCGATTTAGTAGTTGGAACAGTGCTATTTCTTGAAATAATAACAGTCATAACTTCCCCAGATGTTTCTAACCCAAGCGATAATGGCGTAACATCTAATAACAATAAATCATTAATTTTTGAATTTTTTGTTCCTGATAATACAGCCGCTTGAACTGCGGCGCCATAAGCAACTGCTTCATCCGGATTAATTGATTTACAAGGCTCTTTTCCATTAAAAAAATCACTGAGTAATTGTTGAACCTTTGGAATACGCGTAGATCCTCCCACTAAAACAATTTCATGAATCTCGCTTTTAGACATTTTAGCATCACGAAGCACCTTTTCAACTGGTTCCATTGTTGATTTAAATAAATCCATACATAATTCTTCAAACCTAGCACGCGTAATTGAAGAAAAAAAATCATTTCCTTCATATAAGGAATCAATTTCTATAGTTGTTTGGGTATTAGAAGACAATGAACGCTTCGCCCTTTCACACGCAGTTCGCAGTCTTGTCATTGCACGTTTATTTTCACTAATATCTAGTTTTGTTTGTTTTTTAAACTCTTTTACAAAATAAGAAACTAATCGATTATCAAAATCTTCGCCTCCAAGATGAGTATCTCCAGCAGTTGCCTTTACTTCAAAAATGCCCGAGTCTAATGTTAATAAAGATACATCAAATGTGCCGCCGCCTAAATCAAAAATTAAAATATTTTTTTCAGCATCACTCATTTTATCAAGACCATATGCAATTGCTGCTGCAGTTGGTTCATTGATAATTCTAATTACATTTAACCCAGCAATTGTTCCAGCATCTTTTGTTGCTGATCGTTGTGCATCATTAAAATATGCTGGCACCGTAATTACCGCATCTGTTACTGTTTGTCCAATATAAGACTCCGCAATTTCTTTCATTTTAACTAAAATCATAGATGAGATTTCTTCTGGTAAGAAATGTTTAACCTCCCCCTTAAACTCAACCTCAATAACAGGCTTATCACCATCTTTTGCTATAACATTAAATGGAAAATGTTTAATATCAGCCTGCGTTGATTGTTCCGAAAATCGACGCCCAATTAAACGCTTTGCATCAAATACGGTGTTACTTGGATTCATTGATGCTTGATTTTTTGCGGAATCTCCAACCATTCTTTCTTGATCGCTAAATGCAACATATGACGGAGTTGTTCTATTTCCTTGATCATTTGCAATAATTTCAATTCTATCGTTTTGCCAAACTGCAACACAAGAATATGTTGTTCCTAAATCAATACCTATCGCGATTCTAGGGGGTTTCTCCATCTTTATATAAAATATATTGTCTACTATCTTTAATATATTTTATAGATTTAATTATAAAATTGAATTGAATTACTATTTTTATTAAATTATAAAAATAGAATACTATAATAACTAAGATGGATAACGGCATTGATAATGACAATACAACTATCTATGACAACTTTTTATACATTATTGATACCGCAATTGAAAGTGGTAATGCCTCAATTATACAACAAGCAATAAAAGATTATAAAAATATTCCAGAGGTTTATATTAATATGGCTAAAACTATTTATCTGCAATTGATCACAGAACAAATAGAAGGAATGAGTTTAACAAATTAACATAATTATGCAAATTGTTTAGATGGATTATCTTCAGTATTGCTAGTGTCACCAATAGTATCTAAATGTTTTTTACTGCTAATTAATAAATAAACACCGTGATAACCTAGGGTGAAAGTGGCTAAAACACCGAGCAATGGATAAATATAGGGATGTGCCTTTTTTTTATAAATGGCAACATATGCAATTAATGGAACAATAATCAAAATATGTAAAATATATATTAAAATATATTTCAAACTGGTATCTTTCTCACAAATCCAGTCCTTTTGTTTTTCAGGCATATGTGCGTCGGGTTTTATATGTCTTTGTAAACTATGGCCGCTTTTTCTTAATGGTAATGTTCTACAATCAAAAAAATAATCATACCAAGCCATAGCGACATAAGAGACTACAAAAATAATAAATAATGTAGCATATAATACATAAGAGTTTTTAATATTTGGTGAATATAAAAATATTATCATAATAATCATTGCAAAAATTATACATTTGATATTAAAAGCAAATGGCTTTTCAGGAAATATTCCTCCAGACATATATAGTATTTGTTTTTATTTATTTTTTTATTTTTTATTTTTATTTAGTAATTTTAAAAATAAATTACAATATTTAATTACTAAATACATTTGTCTATGAAGTTTATGAACTAATAAATAGTCTTGGTGTTTTTTATAAAATTTTTTTTCATTATAGGTTATTTCAGTTAAATAGTATACTTTTTTTTGAACCTTGCTTTTATATTCTGGATTTGTTAATTGTATTGTTTTGATTCTCTCTAATGCTTCTTTTTCTGTTTTAAAATAAAGTTGTTTTTTTGATTGATTATTTTCATTTTTACAAATTGTATATTTAACAAAAATTTTTATTTTAGGATAAATACTACTATTAAAAGTATTAAAAGTATTAAGCATAGTTATTGGTTTTGCTGCAGTCCATTCAATATTTGAAACTCTGTTGTCATTTAATAAACCATTTTTATGGTTTACATATGGTAAATTATTTGGATTTACAATAAATGCTTTTGCAACTAATTTATCTACTTTATAAAGTTTATATTCTTTAGATTCTTTAGACTCTGTATTTAATTTTAATTTAACTACATACTGCCCTTTTGTATTTACTTTAGGAGTTAATGATTTATTTGTTTTATTGTTTTTAACTTGACCTATGCAATTTATACAATAATTTGGATTAATAGTTATAGGCTTCCAAATACTCATTTTACTCATAATATTTAGTTTTTTAATTTTATATAGTTTCAATTATTTATTTTGATTTATTTTAAAATAAATAAATAATAATATTTTTAAATATTATATGAAAAAAATATATACTACAAAAAATATAATTTATATATTATTATTCATATTAATATTAATATTAGCTATTATGTTAATAAAATATATGGTCTCAAAAAAAGAAGTGTTTACAATTTCAAGATCGAATCCTTTTACTGATGGCATAAGTTTACCGACAAATTATCAACCTCAAGGACCTCCTAACACTTTTGTAAATTGTTATAATCCAACTCAATCCTATCTTAGTAACTTGCCATTATTGACTCTAACAAAACCGGAGATTTCTATTAATTTTATATATCATTCGACTGGAGTGGCAGCATCATACTCTGGGGGCGACCATTGGACTAGTATTTGTAGAATACAGGCATTTAATGCTGATGCTGAATGGGGACCTTTTGCAAGATGTCCTATCATTTTTGTTCGTCGAAATGATAATTACGCTGAGAACCATTTGTTCTTTTTTACACAAGGTTCTACTGACCGTAGTGGTCCTACAAATCATAATTTCCAATTAAGTAATAGCATGTCTAAGGGTATTGCATTCCACAAAACATATATGTTTACATTTGTAGTAAGAAATGAAGACCTTGTCTCGCAGAACCCTAAGCAGATAATGGATTTTTATATTGATGGAGAATTAGAAACAAGCTCAACTCCATATTACTCTAGACTTGATGACAAGCCACCAGGTACACCACCAGCTGGTAAAGTAGCATGCGCTTATGGACGAGATAGACATGCCATGTATTGCTCTTCAAATACAAATATCTCAATGAGAGATTTAACAATATATGATGGAGCATTAACTGGTACTCAAATAAAGACTATATTTGATAAAGTTAAATTAAAATTTGAAACTGAAGGAGATAAAGGAGATAAAGGAGATAAAGGAGATAAAGGAGATCCAGGTACGCCAGGTGCGCCAGGTACACCAGGTACGCCAGGTACGCCAGGTGCGCCAGGTACGCCAGGTGCTGAAGGAGATAAAGGAGATAAAGGAGATAAAGGAGATAAAGGAGATAAAGGAGATAAAGGAGATAAAGGAGATAAAGGAATTTCAGGTACAAATGGTATAAATGGGGCGCCGGGTTCTATAGGTCCAACTGGACCTTCTGGACCCGCCGGGATTACTGGGCCAGCAGGTAAAGACGGTAAAGATGGTGCAATAGGCCTACCTGGTTTAAGAGGTTTAAATGGTCTAATGGGACCAACTGGTCCAATAGGCCCGCCTGGTTTAATAGGACCAACCGGTCCAAGAGGCCCAGTTTCTAATAATAATGTTGCTTCAACTGCTGCAAAAATAAACTCAAAAGATAACATAGAAGATGACTTTTGCGAAGAATCTTTATAATATGCATAACAATAATATAAACATAAATATAAACATAAATATAAACATAAATATAATATAATAGTAATATAAGAATGGCTGCTAATAATGAAATAACTCTAGAGACAGAAAGATGTATTTTTGTGGATGATCATATTTATTTTAGCAATTACTACTTAAAATCTAAGATTACAGATGCTAATGTTAGCGTTAATAAAATTAACTTTGATAGAACTGAGTTTATGAATACAACAATGATACAAGACGAAAATAAAAAAACAGTACAAAATACAGTAGTAATCACACTGCCAGACATATCAGCTCTAAATGAATCATTATATTCAAAAGTAAAGCTTTCTGATAAGACTATAGATATTAATATAGCTGAAAATGAAATATTAGAACTAAAAATATTAGAACTAAAAATATTTAAAGATATAGACCAAATAAGACAGTTTCTTCAGTTTGCTGGTTGGTGGTGCAGTGAGGCACAACATACAGATTTTGATAATAGAGTTAAACCTGCACAAACTGACTTAGTGCCGAGTGAGCCATCGCAGCCTGCGGCCACTGGGTCCCAGACAGCTCCTGCTGAACCGGGTTGGTTTTCCAACTTGCTTCCTAGCTGGGGGCAGCAACCAGCCCAGCCATCTGCGCAGCAATCGGGGCAGCCATCTGCGCCGCAATCGGGGCAGCCATCTGCGCCGCAATCGGGGCAGCCATCTGTGCAGCCATTGGGGCAGCAATCTGCGCCGCAAATCGGAGGTGGCACTAAACAAACTAGAAGTACACGTAATCATAAAAATCGTAAATCAAAAAAAAATTAAATATTTATATTATTGTAATATATAAATATTTATATGTTTGAAGCAATTTCTCAGTATTATCAAAGTATGTTAAAACTTATGATGGCTTTATTTGCTCAAATATTTAAAACGATTAAAGTGATTGTAAATAAAATAATATTTTTAATTAAACTAGGATTTTCCTTAATTTTTATATTTTTTAAAGCCATTTTTTATAAAGAAAATAAAATTTACCAAAATATAGAAATTGGATAATTGGATAATTATATAAAAAATTAATATAAAAATAAATTATAATATTATAATATTATAATAATATAAGGATGCAAATCTTTGTGAAAACATTAACCGGAAAAACAATTACACTTGAAGTTGAATCGGCAGATACAATTGATACAATAAAAGCAAAAATTCAAGATAAGGAAGGAATCCCACCAGACCAACAACGCTTAATTTTTGCTGGTAAACAATTAGAAGATGGACGAACATTAAGCGATTATAATATTCAAAAAGAAAGCACTCTTCATCTTGTATTACGTTTACGAGGCGGATTTTAATCTATAAATATTAAGTTTTGTTTTGTGTTCGTTTTTTTACTCTTTTTTTTACTTTTTTTTTACTTTTTAAATGTTTTACAACTCTGAGTTTTTTTCCTGCGACAGGAACACCAGAAACAATTACAGATCCTATCACTGCTTGTTCTGCTGCTTGCCGTTGTGAACGCAGCAATGCACCATGTGCTCGTACAAGATCAGCCAATTTATTGCGTTCATGCGCCAATCTAAAGCGAAGTGTTGTTGCAATCATTCGCTCACGCTGTAGTTTTTCTTGACACTCTATCTCTAATGCTGACATTATATATTATATATATATTATATCATATATAATATATATATCATATATCATATTAAATTATGTTTTAAAAAAGTATGGGAGAATTAATATCAATCATTTTACCAGATGACAATTGTGGGATTTGACTATATTTAAGATGTAATAAGGTTCTCATATTTATTAACAAGTCTTTCCAAGTTAAATTATTATTTTCATTTAATGTTTTTAACAAGCACCAAGTTAACGCACCTTGAAACTTATTATCAATAAAAGCATCTGCGCTTGTTTGCGAGTCAAAGCAACCGCTTATCAAAAATACATTACTTTTAGTTTCTTTAATTGTTTCATTAATTATGAGGTCTTCATTGCCAGCTAAATAATTATATTTTAGGTCCATAAGAGTTCCGCTATGGCAGCAATCAAAAATAACAAATAAATTAACGCCATCTGGTAAATACTCATCTATTATTGTTTTAAGTTCATCATCACTAATATATTGATTATCAATAGTAATTAATAATTCATCTTTTTTATCGAGCTCATCATTATTTAAATCTTGCATATATGACCCGTGTCCGCTAAAGGTAAAAAAAAGTTTTTCTCCGGGCTTTGCATTAATTAATAAATCTTTGTATTTTTTTAAGATATTTTGTTTTGTTGGTTTAACAATAGTGTTATCAGTTAGCAAACATAAATTATTAGAAGTAAAATTATATTTATTACTTAAATAATTTTGTAAATGGTTAGTATCATTAATACATCCATAAAGTTCATTTTCTGTATTTAAATAATTTATACCAATAATTAATGCTTTTAATTCTATATTATTTATAATTTTTTCTTCTTCTTCTTGTTGTTGTTGTTGTTGTTGTTGTTGTTGTAGTAAATATTCTCTAATTTTATTATTTTTATAATTAATTAAATTAGTTTTATTAGTAGTATACATATTTTTTAACTGATTAATATAAAAAGTTTTAGCGCGATATGCCATTCGACTATTAATAATTTTTCTATAATTGTTACTGTAGAACGCATCTAATTGACTTAATTGTTGTCTAAACTCGTTTTCAATTAACTCTATTGAATTACTCATATTATCTATATATATGTGTATAGATAATATATTTATTTACTATTTATTTATAGGCCGTGTGGGAAGCTTACAAGATTGGCACCAATACCAAAGCCAGCGCCAGTTCTAGCACTTACCGCAAGTGCGGGTAAATATGTATCTAAAATAGAAAAGGTTGCTGCTGCAACTAATGCAATTAAAGCTGCTTCATCAATTCTTATATTTTTTGTAGGTATAACATATGCTGCTAAGGCAACAATAATACCTTCAAAAAAATATTTTAAGGCGCGTTTAAACAATTCATTTATATCTAAATATCCAATCAATGACATATAATAATTGTTAAGAAAATAATTATTAATGAATTAAAATAAATACTTAAATATTAAATGACAAGTAATAAATATTATAATGGATATTACTAAAGAAGAACAAAATGTAAAATATGTTGATTTATTAGATGAAGATCAATCCTTAGCTGGACAAAAATTTGTATGTTTATCTTTTCTCTCCCCAGAAAAAATCTTAAAACAAAAAGAGCAATTTTATTTTGAACAGTTTATGAAACAATATGATTTATTTAAATCGCTTGAGAAATTTACTCAGTTTTTAAGTTTTGTAGCCTATAAATATAAGTTACCCTTTGACAAATTACAAAGTGATTTGGAAGAGTTTGCAAAACTAGAAAAAGATAATATTTTTAATATTTCTTTAGATGCAGAATATAAAACCTATATTGACCATAATGAAGAGAGACTAGAACAGTTATTTAATAAGGATAATAAGTTTCAAACATCAACAAGAGGATTAAAAGTTAGAGGCTGTTTTCCGTCGCAAGAAGAAGCCGAAATGCGGTGTAAAGTGCTGAGAGAGCTAGATCCAAATCACGATATTTTAGTTGGACCGGTTGGTGTATGGCTTCCTTGGCATCCAGAAGCATATAAAACTGGTAAAGTTGAATATTTAGAATCTGAACTAAATGAGTTAATGAATGAAAAGCAGAAAAATGAAAAAGCAGCTAAAACAGAATTTGATAAACGGATTAAAGAAGCTAGAAAACAAGCGATTGAAGAGAATATTAAAAAGGCAAAAGAAACAGGAAATGTATTAACACAAACAATAAATAAGGATGGCGAACTTGTAAATGTAAAAGACATTATAAGTAATGAAAATGGATTATTAAAACAAGGTGAATTGGCTACACCAGATGAAGTAAGAGATGTATTATTTAATACGTCTAATGTAGTTACTGAAAAAACAGATTATGGCTACAGTCAATTAACTAGCTTACAAAAACCCTAATTAGTAATATAGTAAATATATTTATTCTAAATTGGCAGCATTAGAAACTGATTCTAAAATAGGAAAATATGCAGCTGGAGTGCTAGTATTATTTTCATTTTTCACAGTTGTTACAATTTCTTCCTCAAGGGTTTTTTGAATTGGTTCATTATAAACAGGGTTTTCTATTTGTATTTTTTTTTCATATAAGCTTAAATCTTTTAAAATAGTGTTTGATGTAATAAACTCACTAGAAAAAACATATGCTAACATAATAAAAAGAAATAACAAACTAATGATCACTTTAAACATATTATATATATTAAATATCTATATTTTTAATTAAAATAAAAAAATATAAAATAAAATAAAATATATAAAATTGAAGAATATTAATAAATTATTCTATAAAATATTAGTATTTTATAGAATGTATAAAACATATTTAGGACAAAAAGGATATTCTATTTATAAAAACACATTGTCACTTAAAGAATCTGTTTTTATAAGAGATGAATTAATGGCTAAACCATATATTCCTAAATCACCAGTAGAATCAGAAGCATTTCCTATATATAAAGAATCCCCGCAAAAGTTTTATGTGCCTCGGGTATTTGGAATAACTCATTTTGGTCAACCAAATGAAATAAAGATTAATAATTATGAAAAAATTAATATAATTTTTAATGGTTCTCTCCGGGAAGATCAACAATTAGTGGTTGATAAATATATTAATACTATAAAAAATGGAGGATTTGGCGGTCTTCTAGATTTATATACTGGATTTGGTAAAACAGTTTTAGCTTTAAAAATTATTGCTCAATTAGGCGTTAAAACATTAATTATTGTGCATAAAGGATTTCTAGTAGACCAATGGATCGAGAGAATAAAACAATTTCTGCCATATGCTAATGTTGGCCGTATTCAAGGACAAGTTATAGATATTGATAATAAAGATATTGTCATTGGAATGCTGCAATCTTTATCAATGAAAGACTATCACGAGTCACAATTTAATAGTTTTGGGTTAACTGTTGTAGATGAGGTTCATCATATATCAGCTGAAGTATTTGTAAGAGCATTACAACGAGTCGTAACAATGTATACATTAGGCTTAAGTGCTACAATGAATAGAAAAGATGGATTAACAAAAGTATTTAAATTGTTTATTGGAGATATTATTCATAAAGAGAAACGTGAAAGCGATAATAGTGTATTAATAAAAGCAATTGAGTTTAATGTGAATGATGAAGATTTTAATACAATTGAATATGATCATCGAGGAAATGCTAAATATAGTACTATGATTAGTAAATTATGTAATTTTAATATTAGAAGTGAGTTTATTTTAAAAATAATTAAAAATGAATTGGAACTTAATAATAACCAACAAATGATTATTTTAGGACATAATAAAAGTTTATTAACATATTTATTTAAAGCAATAGAGCATCGTAATATTACAACAGTTGGTTATTATGTTGGAGGAATGAAAGAAAAAGATCTTAAAATTAGTGAAACTAAACAAATATTGGTGGCTACATATTCAATGGCATCGGAAGGATTAGACATTAAAACTTTAACAACATTGGTGTTTGTGACACCTAAAACTGAAATAGAACAAGCAGTTGGTCGTATTCTAAGAGTAAAACATGCTAATCCTTTAGTTATAGATATAATAGACAAACACGACATATTTAAAAAACAATGGTTAAAGCGGCGACAATTTTATCATAAAAATGGTTATACAATTCAGTATAATAATAATTATACTAATAATGATACTAACAATTGGACACTATTAAGTAAAAAGACAGAAAAAGAATTAGAAAACATAGATAATTTATTAGTAAATAAATGTTTAATTACTGGTTAATTAAATTGAAACCCTTCATATTTTGTGGTAGTTAATATGGGAGGAACGCTGGAGTCTTTATTATACATTTTATCTAATGGAGTTTCAAGTCCTATATATTGGTTCATTGGGTCAAACCCAGGATATAAATTATTATTAAATGGAGGATTATTCCGCGTAGAATCAACTAATAAAGAATTATTATTAGTATTATATAAATCCAATCCAGAAATAGAAGGTGCGCCGCCTTCTTTTTCAAATGGAGATTTTCTATTAACAAAAACTGCTTCTCCTTGAATATTATATTCTTTTTGTAAATATAATTCAGGACATTTTTTTCCTTGTTCTTGTTGACTTTTATAATATTTACGATATTCGTCTAAATTATTAAACTTAAGAATTGCTTTTTTATATTTATTCATTAAATATATATATTTACCTTTTTGTATTAATACATCAGGACAATCCTCCTTCTTATTTTTATTATAATTATTCACAAACCAAAAAATGCCTACTATAATTATAATTATTAAAATACTATAAAAAATATCAATTAACATATTATATAATATATTATATAATATATTAATATATTTTATTAATATATAAATGAATATTATATACTATACAAATCAAGATAGTAATATTAAGGTATCTTTAAAACATAGTGGGTTAATAATCACAATGCCGGGCTGTGGCTATTGTGAGCAATTAAAACCTGTTTTAAAAGATCTAGATGATAAATTAAAATTTTATAATGATGATGGTATAACTAAAATATATAATATAGAAAATAAAGCATTTGATAAAATTTTAACTAATAGTAAAATTAAAGCTGCAGTATCTAGCGGCTATCCTACAATTTTAACAGTAAAAAATAATAATGTACTTCAAATATATGATGGGTCTAGAACAGCGGATGACTTACTTAATTTTTTTATACGTAATTTAAAAATAAAAAAATTTAAAAATATTAAAAACGTTAAAAACGTTAAAAAAGGAGGCACCCAAAAAAAACATAAATATTCAAAAAAACATAAAAAGTCAAGAAGACATAAAAAGTCAAGAAGACATACATAATTATTTAATTATTTAGATAACGTATTATGATGTTTATTGATAGTTTCAATTGCAATATTTATTGTTAAATCCATATTATTTAAATTTACAACTACTCCATTTTCATCCAATAATCTGATTTTTAATTTTGAGATTTTAACAGGTCCAAAATATAATTTAGTGTTAAATATTTTGTCTGTATAATCTTCAAAACTTTTGTCATAATAATTACATCTATTTGGAATTAATGCTAATATATTTGACACACTATAAGTAAATGCTTCTGAGCTATTATTTTTTAATTCAGCATTAAATCTAAAAAGTTTACTTTGATTTTTATTAAAGTCATCTACTTCCAGTAAAAAATAACGAGTGCCAATTGTATTTGCAGTTGATTCCGGGTTAAATCCAACCTCTAAGCTGATTGTTTTATTCTGATTATAGTAAGTTTCATTATTTATGGTTTTAAAAAAATTATAATTTAATTTTCTATAACCTAATATCCAACCCAAATTTAGAAATGCCGGTCTATTTGGGGTTATTTTATCAGTAAAATTTAAATTAAATCCCCATTTATAACCGTGTGCTGGTTGATTTCCACTGCTATCATTTACTACAAACAATAGTTTGCCTGTATTATTTGTTTTTACTATTTTAATAACTTTCGAATCTGTTTGATTATTTTTAAAGCAATCATTATTTATAATAGTTACTAGTTCTGTTACACTATAATTTCCATCTGGAATAGTAAAGTCTTCTGTAGATATTGAGTTTTGAGAGATATCATTTGTGGTGCTATTATATTGAAAAAATGTTACTGAAAAATTATTTGTTCGTAAATATTCAGAAATAGTGTAATAACTATTAATTAACTCAATAGATGCTAGTTTCATTGAAACTACATTATGATAAGGGTCATTTAATTCAACTATAAAGTCACTACTACTTTTACTATTATTATCTCTAAACTTACTATTTATTGATAAAATAGATGAAGTAGTCTCTCTTTCTAATGGATTTACTAAGCCTTCTGTATATTTGTTTAAATATCCTTTCACAAATAATGTTTCTTTTTTTTCTGATTGTAACTCGCGATTTGCATCGCCTAATAGGTTAGATTTAAAATTTGTATTATTTTCAAGTAATGTACTAATTATTTCTTCATTTTCTTTATAATAACTAATATTATTTGGATTATTGGGATTATTGGAATTATTGGGATCATTGGGATTTAAACTATTAGTACTATCAAGAGCAAGTGAGCCCAGATAGTCTATCTCCATTGAATTATTGTTTTTAATATTAGAATTAAAGATTTTAAATGCTGCTTTTGTATAAAACTTAATTAATTTTTCTTTATTTTCTGGCAAGTCATCATTGTCTTGAACACTAATTAATGATATCGTTTTTGATAAATAATCTTCAATTGTAATTATATCTATTTTATTATCTGTAATATTAAATAACTTATGTAATTCATCTAGCGAATAATTATTTATATTTAAATCCATATATATTACTATTATTTATAATATTATAAATAATATTACTTATATTCTATTGTTTTTATTTTATCATAATCAGTATGTCCTGCAAAATGTATAAAATAATTATCATTTAAATATTGATTTAAACTAATATTTTCAATATTATCTAATTTAGTTAAACCCCATACAGCATTAAATCTATTATCTATTACTTTATATAAATTATTTTTTTGAAGTTCATAACCTATACATGATTGTTCAAAATGAAACCCTCTAGGATGTGATATACTTTGCAATATATATTTATTATATATATTTAATAAAAAATCATTGTGCTTTTTTGGTTGCATTACAAGAATGCCTGAATTAAAAACCATATCAGTTTGAATATCAAATCCGCATAATTTATAATAATTAACTGCTGTTGTCTCCCACCCCATTTTTTGCTGTAATTTTAATCTTCTTTGTTTAGAAGGTTGAGAATATTCGTCAACGATTCCAATGCTATCACCATAATCTATATAATTATGAATTGGTGGAGAATTAATATTAATTATAATATCCGCATCTATAAATATAATAAAATCATAATCATTTGACCATTCTTGATTACAAACTAATATTTTATTAAATGAAATTGTAGCTTTATTAATAATCTTTTTATCTAAAAAATCTCTAACAACTTTAAAATCATAACCATTTTTTACAGCGTAATCTCTTTGACTTTTATAAAACAATTTTTTATATTCTTCTAAATATTTTTCTCCAATTGCAATTGTTACTAAAAGACACTTCATAATATATTATAATGTATAACATATTATAAACTAATTATAAACTAATTATAAACTAATTATAAACTAATTATAAACTAATTATAAACTAATTATAAACTAATTATAAACTAATTATAAACTAATTATAAACTAATTATAAACTAATTAAGCTAATTATATTAGTATGTTAAAATGTTTAATTCGAGTAAGCTAAACCACCCATACCCGACATAATACGAAGGACGTTATAGTTGGTGGCATAGACACGGACCTTGGCAGTATTGGTGCCACCAACAGTCGCGTTAGAAAGCACAAGCTGAAGAGTGGCATTGTCAATTCGCGAGAAATTGCAAGTGCCCGATGGCTGGTGCTCCTCAGGGCGAAGAGCAAAAGAATAAACATTAATACCAGTGTCGGGGGTTCTAGTGTGGTGCTGGTAGGGTTGAACGAGGTCAAAGTAGGTGCCTTCACGCTCAGAGAAGCGGTCTTGGCCGTTAAGCTGTAATTTGGCAGTAACAACTGGATTCTCACCCCAGCAGTGCATGTCAAGGGAAGTCTCAGTTAAGACAAATGTGCCGGCATCCGAAACCGAGGACTGGAAGTCAGTCGAACCTAGCTGATTGGCAGTATTTAATAAGGTTTGGTTTGCCGACTGAACGAATCCAGAGTGGTTGAAGTTGGGAGCTTGATAATCCCAACCAGGGAAGGTGACCGCATCAGTGGCACCGGGATCCTCGAAGAATCCAGAAGTGTTAATAAAGGCATTCGGACCACTGACAGAGCCAGGGCCAGCAAACGCGTGAATGCCATTGGGTAAGACATCAATCGCATCAGTGTAGTTAAATGGCTGGGCACCAAGAACGCTGAATAAGGGGGTTCCAGTAATTAACGACGCACAATAGTCAACATTTGCGTCAGGCTGGACAACCCAAATAAGCTCTTTGCAAGGATGATTAAAGTTTAATTTAATCTTGTTAGACGAAGAACCAACCGACTCATCACCAGTGAATTGAAGCTGCTCGATAAGATACTCGTGAGCACTTTGAGCCATACGTCTGCGCTCATCGGTATCTAAAAACACATAATCAACATACAACGAGGCCGCAACAAGCGACATCTGGTATGCGGTCGACACTTTTAAGGAGCTGGTAGATGAGGTGTTGCTTAACGAAGTAACCGCCCATAAGCATTCATCAATCGGGCGAAGGTCAAGATTAATCTTAATTTCGTGGTACTGAAGAGCAATTAAAGGAAGAGCAAGGCCGGGGTTACGGCAATACCAGAACTGTAAAGGCACATAAAGTGTGGTCTCTGGAAGAGCATTGCGGGGGGCGCAGACCTGGGTGGGCGCGCTGGTAGCGCAAGGGCCATCCACCGCCGCAAACGATGGGTCAGTAATAAAGGTTAACTGAGTAGTGTTGCCAACCATCTTGTAGTAGCCACGCTGCTGCTCGCTAGTAAGAGTTAACTGATTCCAAATATGCATCCAATCACCATACTGACGATCAATGCGCTGGCCGCCAATTTCAACCTCAACAATCGAGATAATTTGCTCGCCGGGGAAGTCTAACCAGCGAGCAAACACGCCGGTCTCTCCACGGTGCTGATCGCCGGGGCCAGCGGGGGTGAGTACCGAGCGGGCAGGAGTGGGGTTCATTTGCTGGTTAATTTCTGGTAGAGTAATTTGTAAATATGTGCGATATGCTAAATCACCATTGCGAGAAATAGTGCAAGTTACACGGCGGCCAAAGTCAGCCTGTCCGTTAAATGTTTGCTCAATCGATTCCATTGCGAAATTAGTATAGCGACGATATGTCACCTTCCAAAATGTGATCTGTGGATTTGTAGTAAGATAAACGTCTTGTGCGCCATAAGCGACGAGTTGCATTAAGCCTCCTCCCATTTTATAATATAACAAAAGAAAAAAATTTTAATAAAAATATAAATTAAACTAATATTTATATTTTTGTTAAAATTTTTTTTGTTTAAAATGTTTAAAAACTCTTAAAAACTCTTAAAAACTCTTAAAAACTCTTAAAAACTCTTAAAAAGTGTTTAAATTATTACTTTAATTAACTAAATTGTAATAATAATGATTAAAATGAATATTATCCTTAATATATATAAATATTATTTAATTAAATATATATAATTACTAATATTTATTAAATGAATAATTTTAAACCTAAAAATCTAAAAACAATTATTATTGAAAAACCTAAAGAATCATTAGATTACAAACACGAAAAGTTTTTAGATGAGTTTATAAAAAATTCAAATGAAATTATTCCTAAATTAGAAAATGATAGAAAAAAATTATTATTAGAATATACTACATATATCTTTAATTATTTTGAAGAAAAAAAAAATATACCTAATACAGCAAGTAATAAGATAGTACTAGAAAAGTTTTTCAAAATATCGGATTGTAGCGACAATTGCATTACAAAAAATAATCTTAATATACAAAAATATTTTTCAAATATTGATCCAACAAATATCGATATTAATAATTTTATTTGTGAAGCAGATATATGTAGAATATGTAATTTTGGAGAGTTAATTCATATTGAACATGAAGGCCTCTTAGTTTGTAATAATTGCAGTGCAAATCTTAAATATATTATTGAAAATGATAAACCAAGTTATAAAGAACCGCCTAAAGAGGTTTGTTTTTATTCTTATAAAAGAATAAATCATTTTAGAGAGATTCTTGCACAGTTTCAAGCTAAAGAAACAACTTTAATACCGGATGATATACTTGAAAATATAAGCCAACAAATTAAAAAAGAAAGATTAGATATTAAAACAATATGCAATAAAAAAATAAAAGAAGTACTTAAAAAATTAAAATATAATAAATATTATGAGCATATACCGTTTATAAAAGATAAGTTAGGCGTTCGCCCACCTATAATGACTTCTGAATTAGAAGAAACATTATGTAATCTTTTCACCGAAATACAAGTTCCATATGCGAAATTTTGTCCAGAAGAGCGTGTTAATTTTTTAAATTATTATTATACTATTTATAAATTATGCGAATTGCTAAATCAAAAAGAATTTCTGCCGTTCTTTCCGATGTTAAAGGATAGAGAGAAAATAATTGAACAAGATGAAATATGGAAACAAATATGTAAAGAATTGAATTGGCGATTTATTCCTACTATTTAAAACTAACCTAAGTTATTTTTAAAAAACTTCTTCCAATTTTGCTTGTTGCAAACATTCCTATACCAGAAGCTATTTGTAAATAAAATATATTTGTTTTCTTAGTACAGCAAAGTAAATAACTAGATAAAAAGATAAATGCTAAGAAAAACATCCAAAACAACTTAGTATAAAAATCCATTATACTATAAATAAAAAAAAATAAATATAAATAAATATAAATAAAAAAAATAAAAAAAGAAATAAAAAAAGAAATAAAAAAAGAAATAAAAAATATAACAATTTAAGAGAAACAAAAAGAAATGCACGAGGAGTGTTTGATTCAAGATTACCTGGTCTGTTAGATGATAACGCTAAAGCGGAATATGAACGTCTTTTGAAAGCCGCATTTACCTTAAATACAGAAATGCTTGCTAAACAAAATGACGAAATATTAGAATTAGAAAAGCAAGGAGTTGATGGTCCAGCCAGAAGAACGCGTAGTAAATTCAGATTGCCAGATCCAGATCCTAGAGTTGCTAGGCTTGCCAACTTACTAAAAGAAAGAGCATATACAAAATATGCTTTAAAATGGAATGAGAATGGATTAACTAAATTAGAAAAAGGAATAAACGAAAATTATAGAGAACTTATTAGACCACGAGCTAATTGGGATATGGAAAGAATGGCGCGTTTACCTTATCCTTGGATGTAAGTTTTTTGCATATTTAAACTATTTTAAATATTTAACGCCAAAAACACTAGCATATGTAGTTCCACACATACACTGAAATGTGAAGTGCTTTGCCTTAGCTTCATTAATACCCTCGCGAAGTTCTAAAACTCTGCGAGTATTATTTACATCTGAAATGAGATTGGCAAACTCGACCAATTTGGAAATATCGTTTATAACACAACGACTGGATTTAATAGAGGTCTTATGTTTATCTTGAAGACGTGTAGGATAAACCTTTCCATACGACATCGCACGCGGTGTAATAATTAGCATGAACAAGAATACGATGAGGACTTTCATAGTTTAGATTGTATTTAATTAATAATAAAAACTATTTCAATTTAAAATATATATATACCGTTTTATTATTTAAAAATTGAATATATTATTATACTAACTTTGTTTATAGTATAATAATATGAGTAAACCTAAAATTAGCTATAATAATGAATTATTACAAAAATATTTTTTAGAAAATAATATTAATTCAACAACCGATTATAGTGATATAAATCTTAATCGCGAATATAGAATTAAAGAAAAATGTATAGAATGTAATGATTTATGTGATAAAACTTTTAGAAAAATTATAGATACTGGGTGTTATTGTAAAAAACATATGACACAAATTAGAATTAGAAAAGCAAAAGCCACTAATTTAGAAAGATATGGTGTTGAAAATCCTTCTTATTCACAAGAAGTAAGAGATAAAAGAAAAGCGACTACTTTAAAAAATTATGGGGTTGAATGTTCTTTACAATCAGATAAAATAAAAAGTAAAATTAAAGATACCTGTTTACAAAAATATGGTTTTGAATATGCTTGTCAATCCGAAGAAGTAAAAAATAAAATGAAAGCAACTAATTTAGAGAGATTAGGTTTTGAACATCCTTTACAATCACAAGAAGTTAGAGATAAAATGAAAGCAACTAATTTAGAAAGAAGAGGTGTTGAACATCCTTTACAATCACAAGAAGTAAGAGATAAATGTAAAGCAACCAATTTAGAAAGATTAGGTGTTGAAAACCCTTCACAATCAGAAGAGGTTAAAGATAAAAAGAAGACAACATGTTTAAAAAATTACGGCGTCGAACATCCAGCACAAAATGCAGAAATATCAGAAAAAGCGTCTAAAAATGCATACAATGGATATGATTATGTATTTCCTTCAGGAAGAACTGAGAGAATACAAGGATATGAAAATTATATGTTAAATGATTTATTATTTAAAGAAAATGTATCAGAAAATGATATTATAGTAAGTAGAAATGAGGTACCTATTATTTGGTATAAAGACGCTGATGATAAAAAACATAGATATTTTGTAGATTGTTTTATTAAATCACAAAATAGATGTATTGAAGTAAAATCAACATGGACTGCTGAAAAGAAACAAGATAGTATTTATTTAAAGCAAGAAGCATTAAAAGATGCTGGTTATTTATGTGAGATTTGGATTTATGATTCAAAAGGAGAAATAGTAGATAAAATATATTAAATTATATATTTATAATAAAAATTGAATCTATTTTTTATTAAAAATAGATCATAATAATTTAAAAAGCAAAATGATTTTTACAAAAGCAAAAAAATTTATATATAGCAAGACGGTATTTAATATGTTATTTTTAAATGAATTAGGGCCACTTGGTCGATGGGGGCAAGAAAAATGTGCAATTAAAATAAATAAGAAAATAGATTTGGCAAACGAAGACAACTGTGGTCCTTGCGGTGAATATATATTAGAAAAGCTGAAAATTACTGCAAATAAAGTGAAAGTAAAACCAAATATAAATGAAAACTCTCCGTGGTTAATGGCAGAACATGAAGAACAAGAACATAAAAATTAAAATTTTAAATATAAAAATTAAAATTGAAATATTTAAAATTTAAATAATAACAACACACACTACGTATTGCTAATGCAAGTGACCAAGACTAACCCTAACACTATGCTTCATCTATGCAATTTTCCGTGCTTGCCGATTGAATTGTCTTCTAAGATATACGGACAAGTATTAAACAATCATCGGGAAAAAAGTGCAAATACTATTATTCGCCATTGGTTTAATTATATATCAAAAAAAATTACGGCAGCACAACTCATTGTAAGTGTGAATGCCAAAATTATAGGTGTTAATTATTATTTTAGATATCATATACTAAATGAATTATACTTTGTGTTAACCTATTGCGTTAAATATTTAACTGGACGAACAGAAGATAGAGAATGGTGGTTACGACAATTAGATATTATTGAAGGATATTTAACATACAATCACTATCAATTTAGTTATACAATTGAACAAAGCTCAATGTTCTTAGTAACACCAAAAGCAAAATGGGACGCAGTAAAAAAATTACATAATAAATTGTTGCATCTATTTGTGGATGATCTTGAGCTTAATGATTAACTTTATTTAACTTTATTAATAAATTGGTCGAACAAAATACTTTTCACTTCTTTACATCTAAACTCTTCATATTTTTTTGCGAATTTTTCTTTTTCTGGCCATTTAGTTTGCAGTTTTTCAATATCGGCTTTCCAGCTTTTCATAGACAATCCGCGTTTGGCAATAAAATCTTCCATTTCTTCTAAGATTAAAGCAAATACTTGTTGAAGTGGTTTCATAATTTGATTGGTAATATAAAAACTATAATCAATTTTAAGTTTATTTTTTTCTATAAATGCTGGAGTTTCAATCTTTTCTCCTTGCAATGCTTTTTTGTCTTTATTCTCAATATAGATAAACTCGATTCTATCACCTGGTTTTGGTTGATTTCCTTGTTCGCGTTCTCCTATTCTCATAGCTAATACATTATGTGCAATTTGTTTTGGATTTTTATAATAAGACCGCAGCGATTTTGTGATGATTAATTTTTGTTGTGAATATTTTTCATTAACTACATCTTCCAATGATTGTTTAACAAAATCCACTGCCTTATGAACTACTTGTTCTTTCATTAATATGTCAATTACTCCGCCATAGATATCTTTCACAATTGGCGCATTATCACGTCGCTTTAATACAATTCCCATAGATTTACGTTTTCCTTTATTTACATCATCTTCATATAAAATACCAACATAGCGTTTTTTAGACAACAAACAAAACGGTAGAAATGTTTTTTCATATTCTAAGTCGTGTGGATCTTTTAAAAACATACTTGCGAGGGCGCCGGCTTTTTTTGCCAGTTCAATCGTGATTTCTAATGCTTTTTTTCCAATAATTGGTTTATCCTCCATATCTTTTAAATTAAATGTGAAGAATACTGAATCAGTGTCTCCATAAATATATTCACCTTTGCATTTAACTAGCCCATGATTAGTTGTTGCTTCTTGCACATTATCATAACAAGCTTCAATTACTTCTTTCGCATAGATCAATAATTTTCGACCAGTTGCAGTAGTACTAGCAGCAATATCTTTGTCATAAAAAGTGCTCGTTTTAGCACCAGTTTGACCATATAATGAGTTCGCGGTTACTTTAATTGCTAATTGTCGTTTATCTAAAATATTCGTCATAAAAGGATCACTTTCATTTTTCATTTGTTTTTTTGTGCTTTTTCTGGCTGCTAATAATTCTTCTAATATAGAAGGCATAATTGCTTTTCCTTGTTGATATTGAACAAATCGGCATACTTTATAACCACATTTTTCTTTTATAGCACATCCTTTTGGTGTTTTTCTAACCCACTTAAATGTATCGTATGTTATATTAATATATTCAACATTTTCTAAATTATCATATTCTTTTTCTCCAGTTTCTTTTATTAAGTTATCTTGCAAATCATATTCTTTTGTCCATACTTTACTGTCGTGTGATATATTTTCACTAATAATAGAGGACGGATAAAGCGAACTATAATCTACACACGCAACTGGTGTTTTTAAATATAAATTACATTTTGGCGGCAATACAATTGCGCCTTCATAACCATCATCGCTAGTGTCTTTTTCGATTACAGGCATAAGTGTATTTTTTTCGCGACATTTTTGTGCAACATAAGAGGTTAATTTAATGCCCTGCCCTCTAAACACTAAGAAACTCATTGGAACCCAGCATAAATTAGACATTTCTGTATAAGTAGTTAATGTATCATTTTTTCGCATCAAATCATGGACTAGTTCAGTGTCTTTTAAACAATATTTTCCAACAATTGAACGACCTTCTGCGCCGCCATTGATTGTTAAATTAAATATATCTTGTGGTCCAATATCATCTTTTCCAAGACACCACCGCAAGACTTTTGTTTTATCTGGTTCAATGATTTCATTTAAAACAATAGTATTGTTAATTATATTATGAACTTTAAATTTTTTACCATTTTGAAACTGTTCGGTTGAATGGCCAATTTCTTCAATTACAATATAATCATTTACATTTAACCCAGTTAAGTTTTTTGTTACTAAACGTGTGGTTGCATTATCATAGGATACCTCAGTAATTATGTCACCAATAAAATGCCCTGAAACATAATCTAATTTATAACTGGGCAGCTGTTCTTCGCGTCTAAATAAGTTTAGAAAATCAATTTGCATTCGACCAGAAATATGAAAATAACGTAAATTGTATTGTCCGCTCGCAATTTTTAAACTGTTTTCTTCAATTGAAATTGCGCGTGGTTTATCAGGGCCTCGCCAAACCTCTTTATAACACTTTTCGTTTTTTAGTCTGGATAATTTGCTAAATGCAGGCATACAGTTTAATTCAATAGTGCGGTCAAACATAAACCCTTCATCCCAGCCGTGATGATTATATCCAATTATAATATCTGGATTCTCTTTTTGAATAAAATTGGTCCAAGCTAATAATGCTTCTTTTTCGGTGTCATATGTTTCTACAATTGCATTTTCAATCGGGTCACAACTATTCACAACAATACAATGTCTTAAATATGGCTTGGCTTCTCCGTTTTTTCTTATAGTAGATCCAATAAATGTTACTCTATCTCCTTCAATTTCTGGGAATAATCCTTCCCATTTATTTAAATGATTTGGATTGTGTTGTCCAAAACATTTAGTTAATTCTAAGATTTTAGTATTTCGTAGACTAGAGTCATTTATAATTTCTAAAATATTAGATTCAGTATTTTTATGTCCTGCCTTATATGTTTTTTTATGCGCCACTTCTTCGATACTATTATGATTATAATCAGCATCTATATGATCATTATCCTCGTCATCCTCATCTAGTTCATCTTCCGATTCTTCTTTTATGTCGATATAAGTTGCGTGGTTTGCTGGTTTAATTTTAAACAATTCTTCTATTTTTTCATCTAATTCTTCTTCGCTGATCTTAGTTTTTAAATAAACACGCTCAATCCCTTTACATTCATCATACTTAAATGCGGACTTGATTAATTTTGTTAATAATGTAGTAGTGCACTCTTTTACTTGATTATTTATTAAATAATCAATAATATTTGTGGCAACTTTAATGTAGTTTTTTTTTGCAAGTGGAAAATCACCGTGGCTGCTAGAAGCTTCAATATCTAAACTCAAAATTTTAAATGGAACGCAAACTTTTTCTTTTTCTGGATCAGTACACGGAACTATTTTTTTATAATTGATAATAAACTCATAATCACAGGTTGTAAGTTTTTGTTTAGTAATATCATAAGTGCCGTTTTTTAATTCCACCCAACCAGAGGGTTTAATTTTACAAATATGAAATAATCTAAGCAAGGGAGGGATTTGTGCTTCATATAATTCAGTTTTGCAATTTAAAAACTCTACTCCATTTGCTTTTAATTTTTTTTCATATGTTCCATTTTGTTTTATTTCATCGTAAAATAAGTTTTTACATTTATTATAGGCTTGTAAGCTTGTAAAATTGACTTTAATAAAATTATATTGTTTTTTATTATCAAATCCATAAAGTTTATGTCTTTTCATTAATTTTCCACATAACAACGAGTCTTCATAGTAACTTCCTAAACTATTTCTGAGAAATGAAATAAAGTCAGATACATTTGCATTATTCCAGTCATCATCAACTTTAATATAAAAGAATGGATAATAATCTTTTACAAATATAGAAGCAGTTTTTCCAGTTTCGTCAATTCCATACATTTGAATTATAAATTGTTTTAAATCTTTTCCAGGCACATATTCTATTTTTTCAAGATGTAAATCCTCTCTTATGTCGTATTCAAATAATTTGAATTGATAGGAAGGCATACTAATAGTATTACTGTTATTTTATTTTTATTATTTAATATTATAATTCAATTTTTATATTTTTTGTTTTTATATTTTCATATTACCATAAATAAATATGACTTAATAGTTTTGGTGTATAATAGCCATCGCTTTTGGCTTTTTCTTTTTTAATTGCTAGTGTTTTATTTTTTGTTCCTGAATGTCGTAAAAAATAATTTTCCATTCGTTTTCTTGTATTATGATTTTGACTTTTATATAATTGCAGCGGCGTTCTGTCTTTATATTGTTGATAATTTTTATCTCCAAAATGCAGTTTTCTTATTTTTTTTGTTTGTTTATTTTTAATATAAGCCGTATATTTTTTATTCGCTGGACCTTTTTCAAACTTAACAATGATTTCTTTCATTCTTCTTCTTTATATTAATAAATAATATTAATAAATAATATTAATAAATAATATTAATAAATAATTAATTAATATAAATAAATAGTTAAAATTAATTTACTATATAATATATAAGAATGAGCAATGAGTGCCAAGAATTAAAAAATATTAAATATAAAACAATGCTTTTAAATGGAAATCAAAAGAAATTAAACTCAGTAATAAATAATATATCAAATTTAGATATATTATTAGATAATGAAACAAAGAAAAACAAAGAAGAGTCATGGAATAAATTAGATAAATCGGCAAAAATGGAAAAAATAACGCAATATATTGAAACTATTGCAATTACACATAAATTAAATATTGATGAAAAAGAAGAATTAAAAAAATACTTGAGTACTATTTTAGATAAAAAATCGCTCCAAAGAAATAAAGATGTTATCTATAAAAAAGAATCTGGCGTATTAGAAAGTATTCCAACGTTACAATTTAATAATAGCACAAGAAAATTTACATTGCGTCAAAAGCATCAACAATCTGTTTTAAAAAATCTAGGGCCCACTCGAAAAAATAAAATGGCAGTTAGAGCAGTCTCTCCAGAGAATACTAATAAAAGTTAAAAGTTAATATTAAATATTTTATAGCTGTATAATATAATATAATATAATATAATATAAAATAATATATGGAACCGACTAATATTATTAATGAAATAATATCAGGATTTACAATTGCTTTAGTGTTAATTCCAGAAAGTATTGCATTTTCATTATTATTAGGACTTCCTCCGTCCGTAGGATTAACTTCTACCGCAATTATGTCATCTGTAACATCTATATTTGGAGGCTGTCCCACTCTTATATCTGGAGCTACTGGAGCAGTAGCTACCTCATTGCTTGGTGTAAAAACATTATATGGAACAGAATATGTATTTTTAACAGCTATTATTGGTGGATTTATTCAACTATTATTTGGAATTAGTGGATTATATAAATATTTTTCAAACATTAGTCAACCACTTATGACTGGATTTTTAATAGCATTAGGTGTTTTAATAGCCAAATCACTAATTAAAAATTTTAAGTATCCTAATACAGAAAATTGGTTTAAAGATAGTGATAATTATAAATTAACAGGAACACTATTATTCTCTCTTATTAGTCTTTTCATTACTGTGTTTGGTAGATTTTTGTATAATTTTTCATATAAAACAAAAAGTATTAAAATTAATATTCCTGGAGCACTAAGTGCTATTATACTATTAAGCATTTTATATTATATTATGCCTATTAAACAAACAATAGAAATTGTAGGTACAAGAGGTAGTACTAAAATAAATAATATTGCTTTTAATATTCCAAACGTAGAATTAACAAGCGCAAATATTTTAAAAGTCCTACCTTTTGCTGTTGCAATGGCTATAACTGGGTTAACTGAGAGTATTTTTATGGTTGATGATACAAGTAAACAACTTAAAATTATTAGTAGTCCATTAATAGAAACATTAGCACAAGGCGTTGGAAATATAATATCTGGATTATGCGGTGGATTTGGAGGCTGTGTATTTGTTGGACTAAGTAAATATAATGTGGAAAATGGCTCTAAAACACGAGTATCTTCACGAGCAACCAGTTTGTTTTTTATAGCACTAACATTAATGTTTTCAAGTA